TACTTGACGCGCTCGATCAGGGCAGGGTGGTTCTGCAAGATGGAGAACGTGTAGTAGCTCATCGTCAGCGTGTTGGCAGCCCGCAGACCGTTCAGGCGGATGCTGTTGGCAGCGGCACGCAGGTCGGCAAATGGGTTGGACGTGTAGGTCGTCGGGTTGGCGATGTAGTCAGACCACGGAGCGGTCACGCCGCTGTGCTGGGTGATGACGGTGGTGTCGCTCAGCTTGCTGATGACGGCCTTTTCCTTCGTCAGCGCCATCTGGTCGCTCAGGAAGTTGGTGATGTCGATCTCGAGGTCAAGCGGTGCTTCGGTGAAGTTCTCCTGGTCGAAGTCGATACCGTCCTTCAGCTCGTGTGAGCGCAGTGGACCGAACGGCTTGCTGCTGATGCTCATCTGAGCCTGCTTCGTCTCACCGAAGCGTGAACGGGTGTCATCCACGGCCTGCTTGACGTTTTCCTTGCCGTAGAAGTAGATGTTGAACTCCTTACGGGTGACTGGCACGCTTGGGGCGAGGAAGTCGGCGATGAACTGAGTCGGGTCAGGGCGGTACGCTTGGCTAACGTTGGTTAGTGCCACGTCTCTTGTATAAAATTGGCCTTCCATGGTGGTTCTTTAGAATCCTTTTTCTGTTTACCTTATTAAATCTTGTAGTTGACCAGTGCGTATTCGATCACCTGACCGGCTACGCCTGCTTCCTGAGCTACGCCGAACACCTGGGCGGTGGATGGGTAGGTTCCGGTAGCCGTCGCGGTGACAGCGGCGCCGTTGGCGTCAGATGTCAGACGGTCACCGAGGGCAACCGTGCCGCCGAGGACGACCTTGAACGTGCCTTCGCCGTTGCGGGCGCAGACGTTGGCGACGTCACCCTTGCTCGGGGTGTTGTTGAGGACGCCGAAGACGTCGTCGGTGGCGCCGGTGGCGAGGACGACTGTGCGGCCACCCGGCTGGGTAGCGTCAGCGACCTGCTTGACGATGTGGTAGCTCTTACCGCTGAGGTCAGCGCCGGCGATGCGGTCTAGGTAGCGGCCTTCTTGAAATGTAGCCATGGCTAGTTCTTAACTCCTTGTTCTTTTAGGTCTAATGTGGTCAGGTCCGTCCGTTCACGGGCAGCAGCCTTGAGGGCGTCAGCGTAGCTCAACGTCCGACCTTCTTTGATGGCAGCTTCGACCTTCGCGTTAGCGACGGAGTTCAGCTCTTCACGGGCGGTCGAGGCGGCGATGCCGGCGGTGTCGCTTCCGAGTTCCATGCCGATCTGTTCGTTGGCAGGGAAGGCGGCCAGGGCCTCTTCGAGGTCGGCACGGACTTCCTTGCTTGCCTTCAGCAGACGGTCGGTCCACTTCTCGGCTTCGTCAGACTTGATGGCGCCACGTTCAACGTGGGAAGCCACGACCTGAGCGGCCTTGTCGTGCTGGTACTGCTTGGCAGTGTCCTGAAGACTGGCGAGGACAGCGGCGTCGACGACTGCGTCAGTAGCGGCCACGACTTTCACTGCGCCGGTCTTGATGTCGGCGAGGATCTTAGCATCGGCGGGGTCGATGGTGCTGGTGACTTGTGTGGTGTCGGCGGTAACAAGACCGAACTTGGTCTTTTCGCCGTCGGACAACTCCGATTGATTGGCTTCGAGAAAAGTACGCTCGTCAGCTGTCAGGCTAGCGGCGTCTTTTACACGCAGTTCGTCGATGGACATGTTCTTTGTTTCCTTTGCGCTTGCGCTTTGTTTTATATAGATGATGTTATCATCTTCGTCAACTTCTGACAAAGACGATGCCTTCACGGGAGAGAGTGACTTGAAAAATGGGATGTTGGTGAGGCCGGCACCGACGAGGACGTTGGGCGTGATCTCGCTGAGGTTCTCGGGGTCGGCGTAGCCTCCACGGTCGGCTGGGTAGAACGATGGGCTGACGCACTTGTACTCGCCACCCGTCACCGCCTCACGGCCGGCCGTCGTCCATTCGACAGGGTCGGCGTAGAGGGTGTCGCCTTCGACGACGATGTCGTTGATCCAGGCCGCCGCCTTGTCCCATTCGTTGTGAGAGAAGTCGATCGGCAGCCCGATGGATTGGCCGCCCGGACGTCCCACGCCTTTATCAAAGTTCTGTTTCATCTCGTGCAGGTCGGCAACCGTGATGGTCAGGTTTCCCTTGACGCTGTCCGGCCACGACCCGGCCTTGATAAGCATGATCCGTGTGGGAAGTTCGCCGCTGGCGTCAGCCTTGATGGGGCGTAAGGTCCGCACCGCAGCATCTAATCTGTTTGTTTTCGCAACCGCTGGTTGTGTCATGGGGATATTATCTTTCATAGTTAGATTTTTGTAAAGCAGATTACTGGTCACCCCTGTTCGCCCATTCGGTAGCGTCGATGTAGCGCATACCGCAGCGGCAGTGGGGGTGGGCGGTCGGTCCGTCGAGACCGTCGTAGGTGTAGTCGATCGGCACCGGGCCGAGGGCGGCGTACTCGCGGCACTTGTCCTTGGCGCCGACGTCCTGCCAGACCTTGCCCTTCATGCCGGCCGAGAGGGCGAACCGGCGCAGTCCCGCCTGGTAGGCGTTGACGCTCTCGGTGCGGGCGATCAGCTCGGCACGGGAGCGGTTGTTGATGGCGCCGTAGACGCGGTCGATCGCCGTCTGGATGTCCTCACCGAGCTGGAGGCTGCGCTTGATGCTGGCAAGGATGTCGTTGCGGATCGTCTCGGTGATGCTATAGACCTTGTCCGGGTTGTCGATGATCGTCCCGTCGGGGAGGACGTGCTTGCCGACGAGCTTGGCCACCTGGTCCGTGCCGAGGCGCTGGATGGCCTCCTCGGTCGAGGTGATGCCGAGCGGACGGCTGTAGATGGCCTCGCCGGCAATCGCCCCGGTGGCCACGATCTCGGTGACGAGGTCGAGCGATACCTGGATGAACTGGTCTTCCCATTGTCCCGTGCTGTCGTCGGGGACGATGAGGGTGACGTTGTAGTCGGAGCGGACCTGCGAGTAATACTGGTACCAGTTGATGACGGTCGAGCCGTTCTTCACCTCTTCGGCGAACGACTTGAACAGCTTGCGGAGCGCCCACTCCCAGCGGCCCTCCAGCTTGATGAGCCGGGCGTGGGTAGCCGGGTCCTTGGCGTACTCCTTCGACCAGTCCTCGCTGGCGCGGATCACGGCGGTCAGGCGGACGGCTTCTTTCTCAAGCTGCTCCATGGCTAACTCTCGAAGATGTGGGCGATGATTTTCTGCTGCATCCGCTTGGCGTCGTCGATCAGCGAGGCGGTGACGGATTCCTCGTCGGCGGTGTCCTGCACGTCGGTCGGGACGGTCGTGTCCTTCGGGGTCGAGGCGTCCTTGGTGACGGTCGGAGCCGGCTGGTCATCCTTGCCGTAGTTGTCGTAATCCTCTTCGCTCAGTTGCGGCAGGTCGAGGATGTCACGCAGGCGGTTCTCCAGGTCGGCGTCGCGGCTCAGGGCGCCGGCGGTCATCAGGGAGGCGACGGCCGTGGCGGTCAGGGAGGCGTCGTCATCGGACAGTTCGCTAAAGACCAGCTTCGGGTAGCCGTTTTGCAGGTTGGAGAAGTTCAGGTCGACGAGGCGGTTGACGATGTCGCGTTGGAAGGCCATCTGTATCGTCCGGGCGACGGCCTCGAGGCTCTTGACGAACAGGGCGGAGTGGTCGGCGGAGACGGCGCGGGAGCCGGAGTTGCCGCCCTTACCGAGCAGCAGGAACTGGGCGAGGACGGACAGCATGATCTGGCTTTCGAGGTGTTCGATGGTCGGCAGGATGTCGGTGGTGGTGTGCGACTGCATGTTGAGCATGGCGAGGGTGACGCTGGACGGGATTTCGAGGTAGGCGCTTTCGTTGGCCCGCATCAGCTGGAGAGATTTTCGCAGGGCTTTCAGTTCCGCTTCGTCGATCGTCTCGCCGTTGGCGCCCTTGGTAATGACCGGCACGCCGATGCCGAGGCGCTCGAGGGCGACGGCGTTCATGATTTCGAGGGCGTCCTTGATTTTCCACGGTTTGTAGGCGTAGCGCAGCAGGCTGATGCCTTCGTAGTTCTCGCCTTCCTGCTCGTTGACGACGTAGAGCAGCTTCTGGCGGGGTATCTCGACGTTCTCGCCGGTCGGGAGAATCTGGGTGATGCCGGGACGTTCGCCGCTGATCTGCCACCGGAGGATGGAACGCTGCTTGCGTGAGGCGATCTTGGTCAGGCCGACGTACTTCTGGCCCTCGAACTCGGTGATGCCGTAGACGATTTCGGCGACGTAATGGCCGTAGTCGAGCGTGGTCAGGCTCTCCCGCACGGTGTCCTGCCACATGATCTTGTTGTCGAACAGCTCACGGCTGACGAGGGCGGCGATCTTGACGTCCTTCGGGTCGGAGCTGGCCGGCTCGATGTTCCACTTGGCGCCGATGATCGGGTTCTTGCAGACGATGAGGGCAGCGTGGACGACGGGGTCGCTGCGGCGCATGATGTCGAACTGCTGGAGGGCGTACTTGCCCTGAAGGTTGATGTTGTACTCTTCGGCGCTGATGTACCCCTGGAAGTTGTACGTGCCGCTCTGGCCGATTTCCTGCGTCGCTTTGGAGGGGAGCTTTGGTGTGGGAGGTTGTTTGGTGTTGTCAGCCATGATTTAAAGCTAGTGTATATCAGAAACGTCCCGAAAGTCCAGCGGTGTGCGGGCGGAAGGCTGCCGACTCTTCTTCCTCGTCTTCGTCGTCGCCGGCTGACGGTGGCACGTACACTTCCGTCGGCTTTTTCCGCGCAAAAGCCAGGGCGAGGGAGTCGGATTGGTCTGGTGATTTGCCGCCGGTGCGTTTCTTGTATTCTTCCTTGCTTTCGACCTTGATCTTGCCGTCCTTGGTGTAGCCGTACTGACGGCTGGCCAGCTCGTCATAGAGCTGCTGGTCGAAGTGCATGGCGATGGCCTTGTGGTAGAACCAGTCGCGCAGGTTCCAGTACATCTTGCTGGTGATGTCGGCGAACTCCTGCTTGTCGTGGTCGGTCATCATCTCCTTGCTGCCGAAGACGTAGGCGTTGAGGCGGTACTGGTGGGCCGGGCGACCGCTGGCCATTTCTTCGCGGGATTTCTGGCGCAGGGCGTCCGTCGTCCCGCCGCCGTTACCCGTGTCGTCGATGTTGACCGTCACCTGGTAGTCCAGCGGGTCGATGATGGTCAGGATGCGTTCGGCCGATTGGACGAGGTCGAGCTTGTTGTCCTTGCGCTCCTCGAGGGCGTTGACGGGCAGCCCCTCGTCGTCCACGTTCTTATCGGCTGGCCGGTTTTCGCGTCGGTTCCAGATGATTTGCTGCTCCACCCAGCCGCCCCGCGTCGGCGTGTTGACGTTCTGGTCACTCCCGAAGCGGGCCATGTCCTGTCCGTAGATCGGTTTGCCGTCGGGTATCGTCCAGCCGAGTTCGTCGCGGTACGGCCGGCCGGTCAGCGGGTTGGTATCGTACATCTGCATGGCTGCCCGGATGAGGTCGGCCGGGATGAGCGCCTGGTCGGCCTGATCGGGAAACTCGCCCATCGTCAGCGACTGCCAGCGCGGATGCGTCGTGCCGTATTCGTGGTAACGGCCGAAGACGACGGACGGCGAGATAAGCGACTGCCGGTAGGTCGGGTCGGTGACGGCGGCGATGTCGTTGTTCACCTTTTTTATCCAGGTTGCCGGCGAGACGCCTTCCGGTGGGGTGAAGCGGGCCAGCAGCTCTTCGAGCGTGGTGATGCCGCTTTGGGTGAAGTTGGGCGTGTCGAAGGCTGAGATGGAGATGCAGTTGGCACCGAGTTCGGGCTTGCTGAAGGTGTCGTAGAACATGCCCGATGACTGGGTCGGGTTGCCGATGTAGAGGATGCGGGAGTCCATGCTGGTCGTGATGGCGCTCACGCCGTCGAAGATGGACTCGTCAACGCCGCCGGCCTCGTCAACGACCACGAGGATACGATCGGCGTGGTAACCGAAGAAGTTCTCCGGCCGGGCGGTCGACAGCCCGACGGCATACCACTGCGTATCGAGGTTCAGGCCGGTTTTGGTGATGTCGCTGCTAGACAGCTTGAAGCCGCGCATCTCCGCCTGTTTGTGGGCCGTGGCGATCTCGCGCCACAGGATGTCCGTCACCTGCCGCCAGGTCGGTGCGGTCGTCACCACGATGGAGTCCTTGTAGAGCATGAGGTAGGTGAGGACGATGCGGGCGGCGATGTAGCTCTTGCCGATGGCGTTGCAGGTCTTGACCGACGTGAGCCGGTAATTGAAGACGGACTGGATGATCTCGACCTGTTTTTCCCACGGTTTCGCACCGAGTATGTCCACCACGAAATACTCGGGATGCTCCAAGTACAGCGCATGGAGCTTGTCGAACTGTTCAGGCGTGAGCTTCGTCTGACTCACTGATGACTTCCCCTTCGATCGGTTCGGATAGCTCTTTGGCACGTGACTGGAATATCGACGCCCACGAATCGTCTGCCGTCACTTTGACTTCCTGGTTCGGCTGCCTGAACTCGACGAGCCTCTGGTTCGCCATCCAGAGCGCCTGGGCTTGGACGTTCATCTTGACCGTGGCGTTGAGGTAGATGCTGTTGATGACCTTGAGCGTTCTTGTCTCGCTGAATATATCCATGCAGCGTTGCCCTACCAATTCCCAGAAGTTTGGGATGGATTTGCGCCATTCGTAAAGCGTGTCAGGGTTGTAGTCAACGCGCTGGGCAAACTCTTTGACGGTCATCTTCTTCATCTCACCATCCGGGCCGGTGATGAGTCCTTGGGTGGCCGTGTAGTCTATCCAATCGAGCTGAGCCTGTGATAACGGCTTGTCGGGTCGCTTGGCCGAAGCTGGCGCCCCGATTACACTGGTCGCCGTTTTAGAGTTTGTCGGATTTTTTCGGTCGTTTTCCATGTGCATCCATTCTATCACGGCTGGCTTATCCGACGTGCCAGATCAGCGTAGCCACTGACCTTTCGGCTGCGTCTGCTCTTCGTGCCGCCGATCTTCCCGGCGGTCTTGGCCCGGTCGGGATCGGCCGCGAAACCGATGGCCTTAGGGCCGCCCTTGCGGTACTCCGGCCCGTACCCCATCAGGCCGCCGACCCGCCCGATCTTCTCGTAATGGTCAGGGTCGTATTCCTTGATGGTCGCGGCGGTCTTCAGGCCGCCGTCGTGCGTGCCGGGCATCACTCGCACTCCCCGGAACCGTGCCGGCAGGTATAGCCGCGTGATTCCTTGAAGCACTGTTGCCGGAACAGTACGCGCCGCAGCCGACGGATGAACGCCAGCATTACGGCCGGCTCCCATGGAGCGGGCAGCGGCTGTCGATCGCGCCGGGTGCGGGGCAGGTACACCTCTGTTCTTTCATTTCAAGGCCATTTCCAGCCTCGCTAAGGCCTCCCAATTTCGGAGTCGGGTACTTTTCCGTTTCGAGCATCCGAAGCGCTGCCAGCGTGTCGTGCGCGTGCGAGAGAGCCTTGTTTTTCCATAGTGAGTTCGGCATTTCTTTGATGGCCGTGATGACGTCTTCCATGTGTTCGCTGATCATAGTCGGTGTCCTTTCGATTCTAATTCTTCCCGTCCCACCTCGATCATCCCTTCGCGGATCAGCAGGTCGTCGATCAGCTTGGCCGTCAGGCGCTGCACGTCGGCCGGGGTGTATTCCTCAAGGTCACGGTGTTCGCTCGTCAGGCGGTACTCGTCGTCACCGTCGCTGGTGTCCATGATGATGGCGATGCGGAGGATGCAGGTCATTTCCTGATCGTCCTTTTCCGGTAGAGAGCTTCGACGTCTTCCGGCGTCATGATGGTGTTCGATTTGGCTGGCTTTCGTTCGAAGCTCCGTTTGGCTCGTGTCGCTTGTTCGCGATCAGCTTCGGCAGCCTTCCTGTAATTTCTTTTAAACCCAGGCGGCTTGTCCGCATTCCGTTCTATTGAATTATATTTAATTCTATTTAATTCAATTAAACTACCTTCGGGAGTCATAGATGTTTCATCATGTCCCATAGATGTTTCATTGAACAACCCCTGTTGTTTGGGTTCAGGCTCTGGACGATTGATAATCACATCAAAATCTTTCGGAAGATTAATAT